TATAGACGGGATTTGACCACAGCAGAACGTAACAGCCTCTACACATACCTGTCAGGAAAGTGGATATGAGTTATTCTTCACAAGCTCTCTTAGCAAACGACGCTGATTTCCTTCAGCGTATCTCTGCATCGGCCGCAGTAGAAGTTCCGCATAGTCATCAACCACAGAGATGGGCCAATGATAACATCTGGTGGATTTCAGCTGCGCCAGGATTCGCAGACTCATACGAGTATGCACTGAACACAAACGTAGAACGTCCTGGAAATGACCCAGCAGTCATTACAGACGCACAGATTCTAGCGGCTGTTCAACATCTAGTAGAAGAACAGTTCGCTCCGCCTCCAGTAGAAGAACAGGTTCCGATTCCGTGAGCAATTACTATGACCCTGGCACGGGAAAGCATGTCATGGTAGATGGTATGATCGTAGAACGTGATGCTTTGCGTGTAGCAGAGGCTATCAAAGACTACGATCCTAACCTAGAGATTCTTTGTGTAGACCCAGAGAAGGCAGATATCTCCGATGAACCGTTTGTCATCGCAGAACGTGGGAAAGATGGCGTACTTCGGCCTGTTCTTCGTGCGTGGGTTCTGAATGATCTAGTCCTTCAGCGCATTATTGCAGCAGATGGACAGAAGCACAACGGAATGCAGACTCTGCTGGACCTAGAAGCGGCGGAAAAGAAGAAGAATCAAGCACGCTACGCTGAAATTGGTGAAGAGCGGCGTGACGTCATCAAGCATATAGCCGGAATTCGGCATAAGTACACGGTACGAGACAGTTTGACAGGCGACCTTCTGACGTTCTATGATGATCGTCCAGCAACGAGGAAATAATGGACGTAGCCACAGCACTTACCACCATCAAGCGGCAGTTCGGTGACGAATATGACGTCATCATCACCGATATTGATATCTATGCTTGGATTCACGATGCTGAGTTGGATATTATCCGTAATACTAGTGCGAATAATCTCACGATCAATGTGGCTACAAACGCTTTCCCTACTGACGTCCCGGATTCCGTTAATATCAGACGTTTGTCTGTTGATGGCAAAGCTCTCCGCAATATCTCCAAGGAAGAGATCGACCTTCTTAGTCTATCCGACGCAGCAACTGGTGGACCGGCATACTGGTACAAGTACAACAAGAAGGTTTACGTTTATCCTTCCGATCCTACGTCGAGTCAGCAGATTCAGGTAACTTACAACAAGGTGCCTCCGCTACTTTCCGGTGATCCTACAGGGAAGTCGCTAACTGTCCCAGAAGTCTACCATGAGGACGTAGTTAAATACTGTTTGGCAAGAGCGCACAACAAGAACCATGATGCGGCCGCCGAACAACAGCAACAGGCTCTGTATGATAAGAACGTTGGTATGAGACGTGACGAAACTCACGCTCCTGACGCTCCATTGTACAAAATCCAAGACCCCTGGGATTACCAATAATGGCGCTATCCTCTTCAGTCCCAGGTGAGGAAATCTACCGCATTGCCATTGGGCAAGGCATGTATTCCTCTGAATTGCCGTCGAACATTCCTGACGGTTTCTCGTCCATCTGCTACAATCTCGTAGCCACTGGTGACTCACTAGAGAATCGCATTGGAATCAAACGACCTACCCTGGACTGGAAATACGGAGAAGCTTCTCCCGGTGCAGACTCCTTTGTCGACACTGAGTATTATTTCTGCCATATTGATCCGTGGTCAAAAGACGCTTCAAAGCCAGCTTTCATGTGGTCAGGGAAGGGTTATATTCTCCCTGCTCTTACAGCGAGCGGAAACACCCTCAACGCAGTTCGTGCTGAAGGTACTCATGATGCCAACGATGGATTCATGAGTTGTTCGATTCCCAACCCTTGTACGGGAATCGCTCAATACAACGGTGTGACGTACTTCATCCTGAGTGGAGTTGGAGTACAGAAGATCACGGTCTTTAACTGGGCTACAGATACGATTACCTACACGCAGGTAGCATCATCGGCCGGTGCAACTATGCGTGGATTGTTCACGTTTAAGGACAGATTGTGGGCATGGAACAAACACAACCTCTACTTCACGAACGTAGCCTCAGTTACCAACCCGCTACCAGAAACCTGGGCTTTGGCGTCCAATGTTATCCCGTTTGCTGGTCCCAACGGATACGGGGATATCAAGCAGATAGTTCCCCTTGGCAACAGACTGGCTGTATTCACTACAAACGGCCTTTTCACGCTGCTAGTTGAGGGAGAGCCTGCTTCGTGGATTATGCGTATCCTCGACTCGAAGTCAATCTGCACTACAAGTAGAACGGCCTTCGAGTCCAAGGGCATTATCTACTACATCAACTCACAGGGAGTTTGGGCAACTAACACACAGACTGTCACGAAGCTCTCTGCTGTTATTGACGATCAGTGGTTCTTGGCAAAAGGTGCCAGAATCCATACCATCTGTGCGTATGAGGATGGCATGATCGCCTCCATCGCAAAGCAGTCAACTACAAACGGCCGCTATTTCGATAAGGACAACTGTAAGGTATTCTATTCCAAGCTTGACCCAATTGGTTGGACAGAGTGGAATATCAACCAGTATGAGGCAAGCGGCGGTAGACCTGATCGTTATGCTTTCATGTGGTCCACAACGGATAAGATTCCTACATACCTCAACGCAGAGCCTTCTGTCTATATCATGGGTATGATTACCGACTCCACTCAAGCGGCTAATACCTATGGCGTCATGCAAGTCTTGATTATGGACGGTGGCTCAGACGAGTATGTAGATCGGTCTAATACACTTCGGACTTCCCCTGTAGGTATCTACCTAAAGACGAAGCACTTCGATGGTGGCAATCCTTACAGCATCAAGCGTGCCAAACAGGGGATGCTTGAAATCTTTACTTCCGACGCAAATCACGTCTTTACTACGTCTTGGGACCTAGATGAGACGATTGACTCTGCCTCCGAAGTAGAGGAAGTGAATATCCAAGAGCGGACTGTAGGTGTAGGTTCTAACCTAGTCCGGATTCGGAACCAAATCTACTATCGTCGTGCAGCCATGAATGTCCGTACAACTCTCCAGAGCGACACGTCCCAAATCAAAATCAAGGACATTGCAATCGCTCAGGATACTGGTCGTGGGGAGTTTGAAATTGTCCGATGACCCGCTGGCAACATTCAAGGATGACTACTTAAAGGCTCGTGAGCACACTGATCCAGATAGACACTGGATTGGTGAAACACTCGGTATTCCTACCCAAAGTGAAATCGCTGCCACTGTAGGTACCGTATCTGGTCCCGGAGATAGTCCGTTCGTAGCTAGAGCAGATCATCTCCACAAGATTGATCCCTCTCTACTTCCATCGTTAGTTACGTGGAACCCTGCTATCACCAACGTTACGCTAGGAACTGGCGCTGTAATTACAGCACAGAGAGTAGATGTTCCGATCCAGGGTTCTGCTCTCCGGATCATCCATCTACAGTGTCAGATTCAATTCGGGTCTGGAAGTGCCGTCACGGGTGACGTTTCAATAGGCTTGCCAGTAGCTAGCATTCCTAGATTTACTAATGGAAAAGGCGTCTTTGCTCCAATAGGTAGAAGAATTACGTGTACTTGGAACAGTATTGTAGCCAATACTACTGGTGCTCTTGTTAGACCAGATACTACGTTCCCGGTGGATACCAATGCAAACCGACCAGTTGATATTGGTGGAACAAACCTGTCGAACTTTCTGCCTGCCTACACAATGGATGCAACTAGCTGGCTCTCAGTCTGGGGATGGTACATCGCATGAGCAAAGATGTTATCGGTAAGTATTACGGCCTACAGGATGCACGTTCAATGCGTGGAATCCTAGCTCGTGGACCTGCACGCTACAAAGGTCCAGGTAAAGCACCAAACGTGGGTTCCATGTTCAACGTCCAAAAAGCCGCACAGAAGCGGGTCAAGAAGTTCCAAGACATGAGGAAGTTCCGATGAGTGACGAACCATATGACTACGAAGATGATGATGAGATTCCGGACGATCATGTTTCGGACCCCATCGAGGAAGATGACGAGTGACGACATACCCATACGGATACGGTAGTCCACCAACTCAGCTAACTATCGAGCAAATCTTTGCCAAACCTACGGTAATGATGCTCCACCCGGAGTATCAGAAGCGTTACCGTGGCTTGATGGTTGCATCGGGAGGAAAGCTAAGTATTGGTGGTGCTGGTCGTTCCAGTACACAACAAGAGCGTGTTTTCTTCGAGAGACACAATCAAGTTACTAGCGGCGGCTGCTGTGTATACAATGGAAAGCGTTACCAGCTAAAGTCTGGCGCAGCACATGCAGCGCCTCCTGGTCGCTCTTTCCACGAACAAGTAGTCTACGGCTATTCTGCCGCTGTAGATGCTATCGGTGACCTGAAATGGGCCGCTCAGAACTGTGAGGCGTACGGACTAGAACAGGCAACTTGGGGTGGCGAAGTTTGGCATTTTCAATTTACGGAATTCCCGCACTCAGTTAGTCAGTGGAAAGCCGCTGGCTCGCCTCAGCCTAAAAAGTGGGTCTTACCCGGTCAACCTACTCCGATTCCACCTACTCCCACACCAC